TCACAGCGGCATCCCCGACATGTGCGAGAGGCGGAGCAGCTCCGGGTTACTCCGGCGGTGCAGCGAGGCGAGGACCCGGAAGACCTCGCGGGCCGTCGGATGGATGCGGGCCATCTGCGGCGCCGCCTCCCACGCTGCGGACAGGTTGGCGAGCGCGGCTTCGCGGTCTCCGACGTCGAGGTGCGCGCGGGCGACGTTCAGCCGCGACGGAGCGACCCGGGTGGCCGGCAGGCCGTCGAGGACCGTGTCGAGGTTCTCCGCGACGGCGAGGGCCTCCCGGGGGCGGCCAAGGTCAAGCCGGGTCGCGAGGACGTGCGTGGCGGTGTTCTGCGGTCCGAAGATCATCGAGTGCCGGTTCGCGTCGCCACCGCTGAACCACTCGTCGGCCACCCGTTCGGCGGAGGCGATGTGCCGCTCGGCCTCGCGCGCCCCCTCGGACTTGTCGTCCAGCCGCCCCGCCAGCGTCATCCCCCGCAGGTTCAGCACGCCGACGGCGAACGCCCGATCTTCCCCCGAGAGCGTCGACTCGGCCCGCGCGATGGCCCGGTCAACGATCGTGAGGCCGCCCTCGGCGTCGCCGCCGTTCAGATAGGCGCCGGCCCGGTCGCGCGCGGCGATGGCCTCCCCCAGCGGGTTGGCTTGCTGCTCGACGGCCCAGCGCTGCCGGGTCACGGCCAGCTCGGCCATGTCCATCCAGCGATGCCGGGCGGCGAGCCAGTAAACGGAGCTGTAGACCTCCGCCAAGGTCATCCAGGCATCCACCGTGTTCGCCGTATGGGCGTGCGTCGTGGCGCTCCGCAGCAGGCCCGGAAGCCGGGCAAGGACGTGATGAACGCGCGCCGCGTCCCGGGCGTCCCGCACGGCCTCGACGGCGGCCAGAACGGCCGTCTCCTCGACCTGCGCGCGGCCGGGCAGGTCATAGTCCCGGATGGCCGATCGAAGGGCCGTGAGCCGTTCCTCGTCGTCCCCGTCGACACGTGTCTTGCCCTGTACCTCGGCCATGGACAGGCCGAGAGCCTTACCGATCGTCGCGGCCACGGTCGGCGTGAGCGTCCGGTCGCCTACTTCGATCTTGGACAACAGCGACACGGAGATGTTGGCCGTCCGGGCAAGCTGCGCTTGAGAGAGGCCGCGTTCCTTCCGGAGCAGGGCGAGGTTTGCCCCTGGCGCTACTTCGCTCGTCGTGCTCATGCGGTCAGTCCTACCCCGTCGAGACCCAGTCACGTCCCATGCTCACAGGCCCCGGGCGTACCCGCACACCCTTTGTGCAAGTCGTGTGCAAGCTCGTGTGCACGGAACGCAGTTGACTGGTCACAACAGCCCGGGAAGCCCGTCAGGAAGTGAGCACACGATGAGCACGCCGACGACCGCGCCGCGCACCGCGCCGAGCATCGCACCGCAGATCCGCCCCGTAAGCACCGTCGAGGCCGGCGAGGTCTTCCTCGAACTCCGGGCCGCGATGGATGCCGCGGGCTTCCCCACGCAGGGGCTCTACCGCGAGGAGCGAACGACCCAACACGGGCCCATGCACATCTTCGGCCTCGGCGAGGTCACCGTTGCCGGGGCGAAGCGGATGACGGCGATCCTGCGGGCCGCCCGGCGGCAGCCGTGAGGTTCCGCGAGGGCGACGTCGTGACGGACGGGGCGCGGGCCCTCGCCGGTCAGGTGCGCGCCGTGAACGGTGACCTCCTCACGCTGGCACGACCCGGAGGCATGGAGTGGACGGCGACCAAGACCGACTGTTGGGCGGCGAGCCCGGAGGACCGCGAGGCCCTGCGGCCGAGCGGCGCAATCCGGCTGATCGGCGAGCACCTGCCTCCCGTACAGCCGCCCTCGCGCTGTTCCTGACCTGCGTGGCCATCGGCGCCGGCGCTGCCGCACTGGCGTACCGCGCCGCATAGCCGCCTCGCCCCGGACCGGAGCTTCCGGGGTGAGGCACCCGGCCCGGCCCCGGGCGACCCGTTCCCAGCCCGGGGCCGACCGCAGCACCGCCGCCCCGTCGTGTCCCCCGCCGGCGGGGCGGCGGCTCCACCCACCCCAGTAGCTCAGTCAGGCAGAGCACGACGACGGATCCACCTGTCTCCCGTCGCCCGTCGTCGACGACCCCGGTTCGAGTCCGGGCATGGGGACTCGGCCCCCCGGTTTCGGGGACGGCCGTTCCGAGCACCACCCAACCGAAGGAGCGATCATGTCGGGCAAGCACGGCGGCGGTTCGGGCAGCGGATCCGGCGGCAGCCAGCAGGACGACAGCAGCAGCGGCCGGCAGCACGGAGGCGGCGGCTCGGAGACGAGCGGCGGGAACTCCTCCGACGGCAGCGGCCCCGCGAAGTAGGGGAGCACGTGACCACACGCGTAGAGGCGGCGGGCCCGGAGGGGCTCGCCGCCGCGCTCGTCGAATCGGGCGCACTTCAATCCGACTGGCTGACCACGTACCGCGCCGTCCCCCGGGCCCTGTTCGTTCCGGATCGGGTCTGGCCCGGTATCCCTGAGGGCACCGAACAAGGCGCGCTCGTCGACCGCAACGCGGACCCCCGGAAGTGGCTCGCGGCGGTCTACTCCGACCGACCGCTCACCACACAGTGGGACAAGGGCGAGCACCAGGGCGACGAGCAGGGGACCACGCCGACGAGCAGCAACTCGCTACCGTCGATGGTGTTCGCGATGCTCGCCGACCTCGACGTCGAGGACGGGCACAGGGTGTTGGAGATCGGCACGGGGACCGGATGGAACGCGGCCCTCCTCGCGCACCGGCTCGGTGCCGAGAACGTCGTCAGCGTCGAGTACGACCCGGCCGTCGCCGAGCAGGCCCGGGAGAACCTTGCCGAGTTCGGACCGCCGTCGCCGCTCGTCGTGACAGGCGACGGCCGGGAGGGGTTTGCCGACCGGGCGCCGTACGACCGGGTGATCGCCACCGCGTCGGTCGGCGAGGTGCCGACGGCGTGGATCGAGCAGACGGTCGCCGGGGGCGTGATCGTCGCCCCGTGGGGGCCGCTGTACGGCGGCGAGGCCATCGTGCGCCTCACCGTCGGCGGCGACGGGCACGCCCGGGGCCGCTTCACCCGCTCGTCGGCGTTCATGCGGATTCGGCAGCAGCGGCCGGAGCTTCCCGAGCCGGCCGTCTTCTTCCGGGGCCGGAAGTGGCCGGCCGGTGGACAGCGCAGCATGAGCACGCTGGCCCCCACGGCCGTCGGCGGGTGGACGGAACAGTTCGTCATCGGGTTGCAGGTGCCCGGGGCGTTCTGGCGGACGGAGCGGTATGACGGCGGGGCGTACACCCTGTGGACGTACAGCCTCGACGGGAAGTCGTGGGCGTCGGCCGACTACGAGCCGGAGCGCAGCAGGTTCGAGGTCGTGCAGGAGGGGCCGCGGCGCCTGTGGGACGAGGTTGAGGCCGCCTACCGGTGGTGGAACGGCCGGAGCCGGCCGGGATTCGAGCGGTTCGGGCTGACGGTCGGGCCGCGGGGCACGGTGGCGTGGCTCGATGACGAGTCGTGCCCGGTTCCGGGGGCCGAGTGGCTCCGGTGAGGGCCCGGACATGACGAAAGCGGCCCCACCCCCGGGGAGGGGGCGGGGCCGCTTCCACATCCCCGCGTGTGCGGGGAACCGCTTGAGCCTCTAAACGGAGACGTCTCACGGGCCATCCCCGCGTGTGCGGGGACATGAACCCCCATGCTCGTATCGAGGGTCATCCCCGCGTGTGCGGGGAGGGTGGAACTATGACCGTGCCGTCTGAGCGGGCTGCGGGTCACACCCGCTTGTGCGGGCAGCAGTGTTGCGATCCTCGACCAGCCCCGGAAGGCCAGTCGCCATCGCCCTTGCGGGGCGACGTGACGACTATGGCACACGGGGCCGAGGGTCGGGGTCCGGTTGGGGAGATTCGCCCGTGTGGGTTACCGCGTGGCGAGCTGCCATAGGGCCACTACGACGCCGGCGAGGGCGGTTAGGGCGGCGATGGACGCGAGGGGCCAGCGGGCGCGTTCGAGGGCGTCGAGGCGGGCCTCGTGGTCGGCGAGCTGCTTGTCGGTCTGGTCGCTGCGCTGGACGAGCAGGGCGAGCGATCCGTCGACGCGGGCGAACCCCGCTTCGAGGGTGCCGCGGAGCCGTTCCAGTTCGAGGACGACCGCGACCGGGTCGTTGGGCGGGGGAGCGGTCACCGGGCGCCGCCGTCGTTGTCGATCAGGCCGAGGCCGAAGCGGTCGAGGAACGCCTCGACGGAGGGGAGCGCCATGACGCGGGCGAGGCCGCCGGCGACGGCGAGGAATCCGGCGACGTACGGCAGGGCCGCGGGGATGCCGGACGCGGCGATGATGCCGGGGGCGGCGACCGCGAGGGCGGTGGCGGACTGGAGCACGGTGCGGATGGTGCGCTTGGTGGCGGTGGACATGCGGGGTTCCTCCTGCGGGGGGGGTGAGTGGAGCGGTTCAGGTGGTGACGGTGAAGCCGTGACGGGCCGCGAGGGCGGCGAGGGACGCGCGGCCGGGGATTCCGTCGGCGGCGGCGCCGCGGTAGCCCTGGCGGGCCTGCCAACGGGCGTACGCGGTGCGGGTGGCGGTGCCGTAGTGGCCATCGATCAGGGCGCGGTCGAGCAGCCCCTCGGCGGCGAGGGCCTCCTCGACGATCCGGGCCCCGGCGTACGAGACGGGGTTGCCCTTCTGGGCGGGGTCGCGACGGGCGGCGGCGATCAGGCGGGCGAGGGAGACGGCCGGCTTCGACGGCGGGGTCGGCTTCGGCTTGGCCGGCGGGGTCGGCTTCGGGGCCGGGGGCTTGGGCTTGTCGTCGAGGCGGGCGTCGATCCGGTCCCGCATCGAGTCCATGGTGAACCCGACCGGGTCCGGCTTGCCCGGCTGCCACTCGCGGTGACCGATCACGGAGCGCGCGCCCCATCCGTGCAGCCGGCAGACGGCGGCGGACGCGCGGGCGATGGCGTCGAGCTGGACCTCTGGCCACGGGTCTTCGCCGTCGCCGAGGTTCTCGCACTCGAACCCGTAGAAGTGCCGGTTGCCGTCGGTCGTCGCCTCGTCGTCGACGGGGGCGGGCCGCTCGTCGATGACGGCCCGGAGCACGTCCGGGTCGCCGCTGCCAGCGTGGTTGGTGCGGCCGTAGCCGATCAGGTGCACGGTGCCGTCCTTGGCGATGACGCCGTGACAGAGCGGGCCGGGCAGGGTGCTGTGTCCGTCGCGGCAGATGCGCACGGTGTTCGCGGTGCCCTTGGTGACGGTGTGGTGCACGACGACGCCGTGCACGGGGCCCCACGGGCCCTTGTGGTTCCGGTTGTGGGTCTCCCACCCCGGGTAGGTGACGACGGTCAGACCCTCGGCGCGGAGCGCGGCGAGGAAGCGGGCGGCGGTCGCGGGCGCGGCCATGGGGTACCTCCGAGAATGCGGAAGGGCCGCCCGGCGCGGTGCGCGGGACGGCCCTCGGGTGGGATGGGTTAGGACTGGATGCCGTACAGGTAGCGGGTCATCGCCCGGACGGTGCCGGTGCCGGCGGTGACCTTGACTTGCAACTCAAACTCGACGGCCTTGCCGAACTCGTAGCCGGGGACGGGGCCGCCGTTGGCAAGGGTCCCGTTTACGGCTCCGGTGACGACGACCGTGCCGTCGACGAGTAGTTGAAGCTGTGCCGAGACGCCGACCGGTCGGGCCATGACGGCGTAGATCCAGACCTTGGGGTGCTGGACGATCCCGCGCGAGCGGCCGATCGTGGTCCACGCGGTGGACGCGCTGCCCGGCCATGAGGCGGTGCTCTCGTCCTGTGGGATCGGCAGCGGGAGGTACGGGCGGGCGAGGCCGCCCTCGGGGTCGACGGTCTCGCCCGAGAGGATTTCGTTCCCGGCCGCGTCCATGATGCGTACGGCCTGGGACTGGGCGGGGTCGGCGAGGGGGCCGCGCGAGACGCTGATGGCGACGGTGCCATCGTCGCGCCGGATCATGGTTCCGAACTCGCCGATCGTCGGGAAGATCTCGCCGACGCGGAAGGTCTGGTGTCCGTTGTCGGGGTCGAGGACGGACAGGGCGCCCCCCTCGCCGACAACGACGTCGCCGGCAAGGATCTGATCCATGGCGGGGCGGATCTGCGAGCGGCCCCGCAGCTCGCGTACCTCGGCCTCCAGGCGCCGAATGCGGTCGAGGAGGTCTTGGGGGATTGCGGCCATGCGGGGGGCCTCCTAGGCGGTGAGGGCCGCCGGGGCGGCGTTCGGTTCGAGGAGTAGATCGGCGGTTTCGGGCCGGCCGCGCTCGGCCGGGGTGGTGGCGAGGCCGATCAGGCGGTACCGGGCGTCGAGCCCTTCGGGGTGCCACTCGTCTCGGATCCGGAGCCGGATCGTCGAGCCGAGCAGGCCCGGGGAGATGCCGGACCCGTCGAGGCGGACGGACACCGTGGGGACCTGCGTGGTGGTCCACGCGCGGGAGAGGTCGGCGCGCGCGTGCGCGTCGAGCGTGGCTTGCTTCTCGACGCTGGTGTAGTCGCTGGTGCCGTCGAGGCGAGGCCACCCGCCCGGCGTCACGGCCCCGTCGATGGACACGGGCGCGGACATGAGGGGGTATGACGGCTCGGTCTGGTTGCGGTTGATGGACGCGCCGCGGGAGTGCCAGTGCGTAGCGCGCGCGGTGCCGTCCTCGGGCATCCGGTAGTCGATGACCGGGCCCGGCGAGGAGAGAACCAACTCGGTGCGGCTGGACCGGATGATGGGGTAGCCGAGTTGGAGCCCCTTGACGCGGCGGCCGTCGGCGTCGCGGTACGTCCGGATCCGCCACTCGAACCCGTTCTCGGTGTTGGCGAGCTGGTCGAGCAGGTCGCGCACGACGGGCAAGTCGTAGCGGGAGTACGTCCGGTCGCGCAGCACGCCGGATGTCTGCGACCAGTCCAGTTCGATGCCGATGTCGCCGCCGTCGGTCGACTGGACCCAGTCGACAATCTGCCGGACGATGTCGAACTGATCGACGCCCGTCCCCGTCCAGCCGGCCGAGAGCAGGCGGTGCGCGAGGTACGAGTCGAACGTCGCGGCCTGCACGGCGAGGGCGCCCGGACGGCCCCGGGACGGCGGGGTGATCTCCCGGGTCCACACGATCCCGCCCCACCACACTTCGCCGGCGCGCTCGACCCACACGGCCGTGCGGGCCGGGATGACGGCCTCGCGGGCCCGACGCGCCATGGTCGCGTCTGTGACCGGGATGGAGAACTGGGCGCCGCCCGTCTTGCCGATGTAGTCGTCGAGCTTGAGCCCCTGTGTGGGCAGGATGTCGAGGACCTGATCGGAGCGCAGGTCGCACAGGACGACGCGGTAGAGGCCGCTCACGCGGGGCCCTGCCACACGAGAGCGGCCCGGCTGTACGTCGACGGGACGCTCGCGAGGGCGTTGGAGTTCCACACCTGCATTTCGATGTAGTCGCCGGCCGCCATGTTGAGCGGGAGCGCGGACGCGTCGCCCTGCCCGCCGGTCGACGCGGCGATGTAGGACATCATCACCGTGTTGTTCTCGTCGCCGTTGATCCGGATGCGGGTACGGCAACTGTTCGCGCCGCCGGGCCACGTCTGGGCGGCGTAGGCGATGTAGAAACCGGTCACGGGGGCGACCAACCGCGTCGGCTGCGCGGCCGACCACATCACCGCGTCCGTCCGGGACGGCGCTGCGCTCCACTGGATCGACGTGTACGTGTTCGCCGACAGGGCGTACGTCCCCGACTTGGTGACGTTGACGTAATGCCGCTCCTCGGTCGGCATCCAACTGGAGCCGTTCCATCGCTCGATGCCGCGTCCGCCGTCGCGGAACTGGCCCGGGTAGCTGCCCGGCGCGGTGGGAGCGCCGACCAGGATGCCGCCGACGGCCACGGTGCCCGTGCGGCGGTCGGTGAGCGCGGTCCCCCAGTCGATACCGCCGCTGCCCGCGCTCGCGCCTGCCGGTACGCGGACCTGGGCGAGGGGGATGGCGGCGGCCGGCACGGTCGGGACGACCGGGGTGGCTGCGGCGGCGCCCTGGATGATCTCGATAGCGCCCTTGGTCTCGGCGCCGCCGTCGACGGCCGCGTCGTAGATCCGGAGCACGACGAGATCGATGCGCGGGTTGGCCGCGTTGCCGTCGCCGAACGTGATGGTCATGGCCGTGTCGAGGCTGACCGGGTAGGCGCCGGCGGCCTCGGTCGACTGGATGAGCGCGCGGCCGGGGGCCACGGACGCGGTCATGGTGCCGGGGCCGGTACCGGTGACGGCGAGGCCGGCGAGGGGGTTGGTCCCGCCGGACGTGCCGGGGATGACGCCGGAGAGGGACGTCAGGCGGCCGGTCGGGGTGAGGGTACCGAGCGGGGCGAGGCGGGTGTCGGTGCGGGTCTGCCCGCCGGCCGTATCGCCCCGGTTGGTCAGCCATGCGGGACGCACAGGCATCGGGGAGTCCTTCCTACCAGTAGGCGGAGCGCCACTCGATGGCGCATCGGGCGGTGGCCGAGTGCGTCTCGGCGCGGTATGCGAGAGAGGTCGTGCCGGGGGCGAGGGTGAACGCCTGCTCGGGCACGCTGCGGGCCGTCGCCGTGTAGAGGCGGGACGCGGCGCCGTTCAGGGTGACGGTCCCGGCGCGGGTGTCGACGACGAGCTGATCGCCGGCGGCGAGGGTGATGTCGTACTCCAGCGTCCGGCCGTCCTCCTGGGAGAGGCGCGGCGCGGTGACGGGGCCGGTGAAGGTCACCACGGGCGAGGTCTCGGCGTCGCCGCCGTTGACGACGCCCACGTTGCCGGTGGCGCCGCCGACGCCCCAGTCGAGGCCGTCGGTCCACTGGAGGCCGGTTCCCCCGGCCCATTCGAGGCCCGGCTCGGGCGCCGGTAGGCCGGTCTCGACGTGCTGCTCGTCGGTGCCGTACCGGCGGGGGTCGGATGCCTCCCACTGGATCGCGGCGCCGAGGATCGTCCCGACCGTGTAGCCGTTGGCGACGGGAACGTTGCGGCGGACGGCGCGGGCCTTGACGAGCAGGGGCCCGCGCTCGTCCAGCCACACGACGAGCGGTATCTCGTCGAGGCGCGGCACCGTGCCGGCGTTCAGCGTGGCGACGGCGCCGCCGATCTGATCGCGGGGGGCCCGCACCATGAGGTCGAGGCCGATGGTGCGGGTCTGGGCGAGTAGGACGCCCGGGTAGGCGCCGTGTGCGTCCGGGCGGAGTGCCGAGGAGGAATCGAGCGAGGGGAGTTCCTCCCACCCGCTCAACGCCTTCCATCGGTAGGGGGTGCCTCGGCCGAGCAGGAGGTCGCCGTACTGGATCTGCCCGGGGCCGGTGATGAGGCTCCCGAGGTCGGTGGCTCCCACGATCACCCCCGCCCCTTCGACGCCCATTCGAGGGCGCGCGCGTTGTCGTCCGGCGAGCCGTTCTCCGCGGCGTGCCAGTGCTCAATGTGGAGGCGGGCGCCCGGCGCGGTGCCGCCGGCCGGTCCGTACGGTGAGGCGCCGGCGAGGGCCGGGGCGCCCATGCCGCCGAACTGGGGCAGGCTCGGGGTCGGTACGAGGGTCTCCATGGCGCGGGCAACCATGCCCTTGGTGCGGTCGATACCGCGGACCAGACCCGGCGGGATCCATCGGCCGATCTTGGCCATGACGCGCGAGGGCGAGGCGATGCCGAGGGCCTTGGCGATCGGGCCGGGAATCATCGTCTTGGCGAAGCTGATCAACTGGCCCTTGAGCCACCCGCCCATGGCCTTGATGCCGTTCCACAACCCTTGGATGAGGTTGCGGCCCTTCTCGACGAGCAGGGAGCCGAGGTCACCGATGCCGTTCGAGATGGACGCGGGCAGACCGCGGACCCAGTCGACCAGGGCGCGGCCCTTCTCGATCGCGCCGGCCTTCGCGCGCTCCCAGTGCCCGGAGATTGTCCCGGCGATGTTCCAGCCGGAGAAGTACCCGACGATCCGGCCGGGGATCCCACGAACCCATTCTGTGGTCTCGTTCCACAGGCGCTTCGTGCCGTCCTTCGTGGCCTGCCACTTCTGGGCGATGGTCTCCCAGATCTTCCATGACGTGAACCACTCAACGGCCTTCTTACCCGCGCCGGTGACGGTCTCGACGAGCCAATCCCACGCCTCCTTGGTGGCGGCGGTGATCTCGTCCCAGTACTTGACGATCAGGACGACCAGACCGACGACGGCGGCGATGACGAGACCGATGGGCCCCATGGCGATCAGCCACGCGGCGGCCATGCGGGCGGCCTGGAGAAGGGATTGCGTAGCCATGAGGACCCACTGACCGACGACGACGGCCCCGGCCCACACGGCTCGGGCGGCCATCGCCACCCATCCGCCGATCGTCGCCCAAGACGACGCCACCTGTGTAGCGGCCGAGGTCACGGACGCGGTCGCGGTGGTGACCCACCCGGTGACGACGGCGGTGGCCGTGATGCCCTGCTGAATCGCCCACTGAATCAGGGCGGGCAGGATCACGACCGTGATGGCCGTGGCGATGCTCAGGAAGATGCCGGAGTTGTCGGCGATGAACTGCCCGGCCGCGGCGAACCCTTCGCCGATGGCGACGGCGGCGTCGGCACCGGCCATGAGTGCGGGGATGACGTACGCGCCGATCACGTCGACGACGCCCTGCATCAACCCGCGCTTGAACGCCTCGAACCTGTGGGCCGCGGTGTCCCTCATCATGTTGCCGGCGGCGTCGGTGGAACCCTCGATCTTGCCGAGCGCGTCGACCGCGTTGGACGGGTCAAGCGCGAGGATCGCCTTTTGCATGTCCTCGGATTTGGTTCCGAACAGACCGAGCGCAATCTCGGATTGCTTCGCCGGATCCTTGATCGCCCGGAGTCGATCCATCACCTGATCCAGTGCGGCGCCCGCCTTCGGGCCGCCCTCCTGAAACACGCGCTGCATCTGCTCGCCGTTCAGGCCGAGGGCCTTGAACGACTCTGCGGTCTCCTCGCTCATGCCCTGGGCCATGAGCGTGAACTCTTTGAGCGAGTCGGCGACGGTATCGGCGTCGCGGGCGCCGCCCTGGAGCCCCTGGGAGAGCAGGCCCATCGCCGTCTCGGCGTCGAGGCCGAGCTGACGGAACTCGGTCGGGTACTCCGAAAACGTGTCCAAGAGGTCTTCGGCCACGTCGACGCCGGTCTGTGCGCCGCGGGTGAGGACGTCGAGGGCCTCCTCGGCGGAGTCGGCAAGGCCGTTCTTCATCATCGTGCCGACGGCCCTGGTGACGCGGGAGACGTCCTCGCCCATGACGGCGGCGGTGTCGGCGACACGGCGGCCGAGCGTGGACATCTGCTCTTCGGTCGCCTCCGGCGGGAGCAGGCCACCCCGGGCGATGCCCTTGATGATCTCCGCACCCTGCTCGACCGACTCGACGATCGCGTCGGCGTACAAGTCGCCGGCGACGTCGCCGTACTGCTTCGCCACGGCTGGGGTCGCGCCGAGCTGGGCGCCGAGGTTGGCCTCGATCTGCCCTTGCTGCATGGCCTCGGAGATGCCGACCATGAGCGCGGCACCGACCGCGGCGCCGACGGCGGCCCATCCGAAAGCGGCGAGGGCGCCGCTCCCCTGCTCGGCTCCCTGCTCGGCGCCGCCTTCGATGCCCTCGGCGAGGGCGTCTCCTGCCTCGGCTCCGGCCTGCTCGGCCTCGGCGACGATGCTGTCGCCGGTCCGGGCCATGGCGGCCTCGGTGCGCTGCATACCGGCGCGGGCCTCGGAGTCGTCGACGCTGATGGTGGCGAGCAGCTCGCCCACGGTCAGTGCCACGCCGGATCACCTCCCATCGGGGGTCATCCGGCCGGGGCCGGGGAGTGTGGTTCAGCCGGCGGGGTTGCCGGTGAGGGCCGCGATTTCGGCGGGGTCGGTGACGCGGCGCGGTGTCTTCTGCCACGCGCGGGCGAACCGTGACTCGGGGGAGAGACCGCCGATCAGGACCAGGAATCGGCGCGTGGACAGGGCGGCCACGGCCGGGGCGTCGAGGCCGTACTCGCGGGCGAGGTCAGCCTCGACGGCCGTCCAGTTGCTTAGGATCGCTTCCCAGAACTCCCGGCCTTCGGCTTCTTCTTGCTCCGTCGCGCCGCCCGGTTCGGGCCCTGCGCTTTTCCCGCCGCCTGCCTGTCGTACAGCTCGGCGGCGCGCTCCATCGACACCGTGCCCGGGGCCCGAATCGCGGCGGCCGACCAGATCAGGAGGACGCCGAGCTGCTTGTCGGTGAGCCCCTTCTCGGCCCACTCGTCGAGGACGTCGCCGCCGTAGAGCGCGGTCAGCATCCGGCGGACGTCGTCGGGGTCCTCGGACGCCTGGAGCCGCTCGGCCTGGAGCGTGAACAGGATGGGGAGGGACTCCGGGAGCACGTAGCGGCGGCCGAACAGGGCGAGGGCCTGGCGGGGCTGCTGCTCGGCCTGCTCGGCGAAGAACGCATCGAAATCCGCGGTCTTGGGCGCGCGCTCCTGGACGTCGTCGAGGTCGAGGTCGGTCACGGGGTCACCGCCGCCGAGGTCGGCAGACCGGACCGGCGGAACGTGGCGCTCCAACTGGTCTTCTCGTTGGTGCCGCCGGACTGCTCGCCGGGGGTCATCGTGGCGTCCCAGATCGCCCATGCGGTCTGCGTCTCGTGCCGGTAGCGGATCCGGTTGTGCGAGTCGATGCCGAGCCGCGGCGTCCAGTCCTCATCGATGTACGCCTGCCCGACGTCGCGGGCCTTCGTGGTCTTGTCGATGCGGTACTGACCTTCGAGGGTGATGCTCGCGCCACGCTGCATCACGTCCTCCTCGTACGCGCCGTCGCTGTCGAAGCTCGTCGTGTCGGCTACCTCCTCGTTCTCGCCGGGGGAGTACGACCAGGAGTTGAGACCGGCGATCGGGAGCCACGTCTCGGTAGCGGCGTCGGCGTCCTCGACCTCGAAGAGCCAGCCGCGCGCGTCGATGCTGCGCGAGTTGCCCGCCATGTGCGGACCTCCTTACGGGGTGGTGGGGGCGGCCGTGGCGACGTCGTAGTTGGTGACGTGCTCGTGACGGCCGGATGAGTCGGCGCCCATGGGCGCGGGGATGCCGCGTGCGGCGATCAGGACGGCCCATGTGCCGTCGGGGAGCTGCGTGTTGGTGAGCCCGTGCAGTGCGGCGTAGATGGCCTGCGCGCGGGCGCGGGAGACGCGGGGGTCCGGGCCGCCGCGGACGCGGACCTGTAGCCGCTGGTCGGTGTCGTCGTCGCGGGCCTGCTGCGGGCCGGCGTCGTACAGGGCGAGGGACACGGCCTCGTCCGGGGCGGGCGGCATCGTCTCGACGAACGTGTCGCCGGTGATGCCGTCGGGGTCGTAGGTGAGCAGGCCGGCGGCGGTGAGGCACCGGGCGATGCCGTCGAGGAGGTCAGCCACGGAGGGCCCGCCTCACCTGGGCGGCGATGATCTCGTTGATCGGTCCGGCCTGCTCGACGAGCGGCCTTTCGAGGTACTTGGCGGTGCGGCCGTCGTCGTGCCGCAGGTCCATGTCCTCGTGCTGGCGGACGGCGTACGGGGTGTCGTAGCTGACGCCTGCTGTGAGGGTCGATTCGTCGACGGACGCGACCCCGGAGCGTTCGAGGGTCGCCTCCTCGATCGGGACGACGCGGCGGGACTCGCCGAGCAGGTGCTCGGCGCCGAGCCGTAGGCCGAGCAGGGCGCCGGCGCGCTCGGCGGCGAGGACGGCGTCGCCGTTCCATCGGATCCGGGCCCGGCTCATTCGCACATCACCTCCAGGGACTCCGGCACCGGGAGGCCCGGCGCGGTGTGGTGGGCTGTCGACAGGGCGCGCGTGCGGCGGCCGGACGGCAGGGTGATGCGGGACTCGGCCGGACAGTCGGTGTCCGGCGCGGTGATGACCTGCGCGGTGGAGACGATCTCGCGGCCCTCGCGGTCCCGGACGGTGCGCACCTGCTCGGCGACCATGGCGCGCACCCCGGGCACGGGCGGGCCGTACTTCGGGCCGTACGCGGAGTCGCCGAGGTACGGCTCGATCACGACGCGGTGGGGGAGTAGCCACGGGGGGATGCGGGTCAACAGATCACCCCCGGGAGCAGGCCGGCGCGCGCGAGGTAGCGGTACGCCTGCGGGCCGAGGTCGACGTTGCCGGCGCCGGTCCCGCCGGCCTGCTGCTGCGGGCCGGACATGGACACGGGGCCGATGGACACGGACGACCAGCGGCCCGCGGCGCCGGTCCCGGTGTCGCCGGTCTCCTCCCGGTAGGCCACCTGCGCACAGGCGGCGTCGGTGAGGGCCTGGACGACGGCAGGGTCGGTCGGCATCCCCGCGTCGTCGACGGCGTAGACGGCCGTCAACAGGGCGTCGTCGACGTCCTCGGACGCGCGGGTGAGCAGCCGGACGGCGTCCGGCGGCGGGGGCTTGCCGGTCCACTCCGCGAGCTGCTCGGGGGTGGCGTAGACGCGGCGAGCCATCGGCTACCCCTCGCTGCCGTACTGCTCGGCGAGCTGGTCGCGGGTGAGCTGCTCGGCGTTGGCCTGCTCGGCGCCGAGGGCGACCGCGTAGGCCACCCAATCGGCCTTGGACGCGGAACGGGCCGGACGCTTGGTGTCGTCCGGCCCGTTGCCGTTGTCGTCCCCGCTCGGCGGCGGGGTCCCGTCCGGCTGCTCGTCGGCGTCCGGGCGGGCGTGGTGGCGGCGCAGCATCATGCGGCGGCCTCCCTTCCTGATCAGGTGGCGGCGAGGGTGCCGACGCACACGCCCTTGTCGTTCAGGCGCTTCACGGCGTAGTGGAGGGTCGTGGTGACGACCGTGGTGCGGGCGAGGATGTCGCGGTCGGACTCGACCAGCGGGCGCCGCTTGTAGAGCAGGCCGAGGGCGGCGCGCTTCATGAGAAGGAACTTCTTCGCCGCGATTCGGTTCGTGACGATCACGGGGACGCCGGCAACGGTGCCGATCATGCCCGTGCGCACGGGGGTGTCCCCGCCGAGCTTGGACGCGTCGATGAACTGCGGGTCGGTGTAGATGTCGGAGAGCTGGGCGGAGTTGATCCACAGGCCGGCGAAGTCGGACGGCTCCCACTCGTCGCCGAACGTGGCGATCGCCGGGACGATGCCGCTCGCCCACGCGAGCTTGGTGGTACCGGCCGGCGCGGTGAACGTGAGCGGGTTGCCGCCGCCGAGAGAGGTCTCGTCGGCCTGCGCCTGGGCGATCAGGGCGGCGTCGACCTTGCGGGCCGCGAGGACGCCGAACTGCCGGCGGGCCTCCGCCTCGGGGTCGCCGATGCCGACCAGTCGGGCCCGGTCGGTGATCTCGACGGCCTTACCGGCCTCCTTGATCTTCGCCTCCGAGGAGGACGTCGACATGGCGGCCGGGGTCATCGGCGTGCCCTCGGTGAGGTCGTCCAGCTCGCCGAGCGCGCCCCACTTGGGGAAGTTGATCGTGTCGCCGGGGACGCCCTCAAGGGTGTTGTCCTCCAGGACGGCGGCGGATCCGGCGACGCGGACCTTGCCGGTGAACTCGGCCTGCGCCATGTCGCCCCAGACCTCGGGGACGATCATGTTCGCGGACGTGGTCTGAGCCATAGGGGGTGCTCACTCTCTCCGGCCGGGGCCGGGGGTTGGTCACCCGCCGGCGAGGCGCCGGTAGGTGTCGGGGTCGGAGCCGTACAGCTCGGCGCGCGCGGCGTAGTCCATGGCGGCGAACTGCTCGGCGGTCACGGCCGTGGGGCCGCTGGTGAAGTCGGCGCCGCCGCGGGCCGGGCCGGCCTGCTGGGCGGCGAGGCGCGGGTTGGCCGTGACGGCGGCGGTGATCGCGGCCGTGATGGCGGCGGTGTCGGCCGGGTCGATGTCGGCGGTGGCGTCGGCGAACGCCCGGGAGTCGGCGAGCGCCGCGGCGTCGGCGCCGGCGGCCGGGGCGAGGTTGTAGACGGCGAGGCGCAGCTCGGCGGCGCGGGCGCGGGCCTGCTGCGCGGTGAGCTGCTGTGTGAGTTGCTCGGCCGTGGCGGGCTTGTCGGCGGCGTCCGGGTCGATCACCGCCATGAGCTGCTTGACCAGTTCGGTGCGGGCCTCGTCGGCGGCGCGGTGCTTGGCGGTGACCCGCTGGTTCCCGGCCTCGGCGCGGGCGCGGGTGAGTTCGTTCTGCAACCGGGCGATCGTGGCGGCCGGGTCCTCGCCGGGCTTCGGCGTGGCCGGGTCCGGGGTGGGCGCGGGGGTCGGCGGGTTGCCCTGCGGCGCGGTGGTCGGGTCCTGCCCGGTCGGCGGCGCGGTGGGGGTGCCGCCCTGGCCCGGGTCGCCGGTCGGGCCGGTCGACGGGGCGGTCGAGGTGGGGGTCGGGGTGCTCATGGTGTCGCCCTCCTGGGGTGACTCGGGGGCCCGCTCCTGGCGGGCCGCGGACATGCAAAAGGGGCCCCTGCGCCTGGCGGGGGCCCCTTCGGGGTGGTGCTGGTGCTGCTACTCGTCCGGCTCGGTGACCGGGCGGGCGGCGGCGTAGCCGCGAATCCATGCGGCCCGCAGAACGGACGTCCGCGGGTGCGGGCACACGGACGGCGGGTCGCCGTTCCGGGCGGCGCGGTCGCCGTCCAGAATGGCGCGGGTGATCTCCTCGCGGGCGCCCAACTGCTCGCCTCCTAGCGCTTGTTCTGGTGGTCGGCCTCATTCTCGCGGGCCCCGGACGCCCAACGCTGCGTCTTGCCGGTGACCTGCTCGATGAACTCCGCCTGTGTGAGGCGGCCGTGTGTCGCCCACCACTCTTTCAGCTCGTCCGACGCGCGCGCGTACGCGATACGGGCGGGGCCGCTGAACAGGCTTCCGGGGTCGACCCCGGCCGCCTTCGCCTTCCGGTTCAGGAGGTAGCCGTTACAGGCGTCCTCGGCGTCCGCGTACTGGCGCCAGACGTACTCCTGATACAGCTCGCGGGCCTCGCGGCGCGTGATGAGGTGCCGCTCGTCCTGGTCGCCGTCTTCCCCGCGGGCGCGGGCGGCGGCGGCCTGCTTCACGGCCTCCCAGAACGCTTCATCGTGGGCCGGCTGCTCGTCGGCGAGGGCGCCCCAGCCGGCCGGGTCGGGGGCGGGGTCCATCGCTTCGGCGAGGGCGTCGCGGTCGGCGAGCAGGTCGTCGACGGCGTTGCCCGTGGCGGCCGGCGGCGGTAGCTCGATGCCGTCGCGGCGGTCCATCTCCGCGGCGATCCTGAGCAGCTCGTCGGCGGTGGCGTGCTGCATCGCCCATGCGAGGTCATCGTCGCCGACGTCGACGAGGTCCCCGGCGAGGTGTCCGCCGGGGAACAGGCGGTCGGCGCGCTCGGCGAGGTCGTCGAGGTCGCGGCGGTCCGCTTCGGCCTCGACGCGGGCGAGGGCGCGCGCGTCCACGGGGCCCGACCGGACGGCGGCGGCGAGCTGCTCGTCGGTCATCTCCCGCACGGTGCGGTCGTCGCCCGACCACACCCGCGCGGCGTCGAGCTGGTCGGGCGTGACCGTGGCGCGCTGCTCGGGAAGGTTGCCGGCGCCGAGCTGCTCGCGGGTGCGGTTGCGGCGTAGGTCGGGGTGGTCGGCGAGGTGCTGCCTCATGGCGGCCTGCCACTGGCGGGCCTTGGCCTCGGCGGCCTTGCGGCCCTGCTCGTCGACGGCGGCGGCGGCGCGGCGCTTGTACTTCCTGATGTGCCGCTCAATCTCGCGCTGACGCTGGCCGGCCTCGTACCCGGCGGGGTCAGGCTCGGCATCGTCTACGCGGGTGAGGCCCGGCATGTACGCGCTCACGGAGTGCCGACAGTTCGGGTGCTGCAACCCTGCTCGGCGGGCCTCGTCGAGGGATCCGGCCACGTGTACCGTGACGGTCTCGCCGTCGCGGGTGGCGTGCTCGACCTCGACGTCGCGGGCGCCGGCCGGGCCGCCCACGGTGAGTACCTGCCTCTCCCACGGGCGGCAGAGCGGGCACTCGCGCGGGGAGTTGGAGACGACCACGAGGTCGACCCCCGCGGTGGCGAGGGTCTGCATGTGGGCCTCGGTCGCGGCCCGGCCCACGGACGTCCGTACGGCCATCTCCGCGTACGCGGTGAGCGACCAGGGGCGGCCGGAGCGGTCGCGGAATCCCGTGATGCCCCGGTCGGCAAACGCGCGCATCGCATCCTGTGTGGCCTGGCGGCGGGTGCCGGTACCGACGAGCGGCGTGGCGGTGACGTCGGAGACGACGGCGCGGTACTGGTCATCGACGGCCCGCAGGATGCTGCGGTGGGTCGAGGTGAGCAGGTCCACGGTTTCGGCGGCGAGGCGGTCGACGGCCTGCGCCTGTGGTAGGACGTCGTCGACCATGCGTACGGCGTCGTCCGACAGGGCGCCGAGTTCGGCAACGGCGGCGCGGCTGCCCACGTTGTACGCCTCGGCGATGGCGTCGTGCACGTCGAGGGTCACGGCCTGGCCAAGCTCGGTGACGACGGCCTGCGAGGCGCGGCGTACGGCCTGGATGGCGGAGAGCTTCCGCTCGGCCCATCCGGGGGCGTCGAGGCCGGCGCCGAGCTGCCTGGCGACGATGGCCAGTAGGCGCAGCTCGGCGGCGGCATACAGATCGCGGGTGCGCTCGGCGAGGGGCTCGACCATGCCCGGGTGGATCGGCACTGATCACCCCCTAGGGATTTCAACCATCACCCACGCAGGTAGGTACAGAGAGGGGAAGATCTCCTGTGACCGGCGTCCGAAGAGCGTCGGCAGAGTGAAAGAAGTGATCGAATGGAAGCACGACCAGGCAAGCCCTATGGGCTGCTGAAAAGATGCCTACGAGGGCTTAAGAAGACGGCGATTGCATGGACTATCGCGGGCGTCCTCATCGGAGGGGCCAACGCCACCATGAAGGCGGATGAGACCTGCCTACGGGAGGTGCACGCCATCGTGGTTGTCGAGAGACTGTGCGATGCCGTGAGCAACGACGAGTGACCGATCGGCCCGGCAATCCAGCCGGGCCGTTCGTTTACATCGGGAAGTTGCCGACCGGGTCCGGGGCGGCGGCGCCGGTCTCAGCGAGGATCGCGGCAACCTCGGCCTCGACGGCGGTGTCGTCCCATTCCGGGTGCAGGATCTTGACCTTGGTCTTGGTCGAGACGGCTCCGGCGCGGGCGAGGAGGTCGAGGGTGGTGGCGGTCGACTGCTCCGACTCGGCGACCCCGTCCCCGAAATCGACAGTCACCGGTTGGGCGACGTCGTTGCGGCGGCCGAAGTGCGCGTTGTCGAGGGCGAGGAGGGCTGTCACCTGCTCACGGATGCCGTAGCGGAAATACCCGGCCTTCTTCCGGCGGGTGACCATGCTGCGCTGATCGCGTGACTCGGACTCGGTCGCGGTGATCGGCTGCCCTCCGCCGTCCAGACCGAACGACTGGGCGGAGTAACCGGCCGACTGGGCGGCCTGCCGCATGATCGCCTCGGCGCTCCGCTGGTGCTCCTCGACCCGGATGGCGAACTGCGACAGGGTGATGCCGCTCCCTGCCTCGTTCGGGGGCATGTTCAGCTCGTCGTAGACCTCACGGTCGAGGTCGAACGTTGCTCCCCGCCCGGGGCCGTCGTCGCGCAGGTAGCCGCGGGGGACGATCAGGCGGGCGCGGGCGAGCAGGATGTCGCGCATCCATGACGACCAAACTTCATCGAGGCTGGCGAACTGGTCATACAGCGGGGCCGAGTAGTCCGACCGGCCGAGGGGGGATCCTCGGTAGAGGCGGTTCGGGAGCATGTTGGGGACGTATGACGCGGTGAGCTGCTGGATACCGGTGCTCACGGTGGCGCCGTTCGCTCCGGCGCCGTCGAGGTCGAGGGACTCGACCAGGGCGCGGGTGTCCGGGTGCTCGGTGAGCGGCACGCGGCGGCCTACGTCGGTCGGGGTGCCCTCGTAGAGTGCGTGCTCGACCTCGCCCGGGGCGTGGCGCTCCATGTGGCGCCACACGGTGGACTGGTTCGAGCCGCTCAGCTCTCGCCAGAACGTCACGGCGCGCAGGATGCCGAGGAAGAACTCCGGCACGGCGCGGTCGGGCTGCACGACGGTGAGCAGGGGCCGGTCCGGGGCTACGGCCCGGTCCCATGTCGAGCGGAGATAGACCCCGGACATGGCGGCGGCCTGCTCGGCGGCGGACAGGAGGACCTGTTGCACGCGGCCGAGGTCGAGCAGCTCGTCGAGGCGGGTTTGGGTCTCGGTGCTGTCGACGGTGATGGCCGGCATGTCGGCGAACAGGAGGTCGGCCGAGGTGGCGGCGATGTCGCCGGGCAGGGGCACGTGTAGGCGGCGGTCCCGCTCGGGGGCGGCGTGGTCGACGGTCCGGCGCCCCCACACGTTTCGGCGGGCGTTCGGCTGCGGGGCGTGCTCGTAGACGGCGGCGAGCCGGCGTTTGTCGCCGGAGTACCAAGCGTCGTCGACCCGCATCTGTGCGTAGACGGGGGCCCACTCGGGCGGCGGCCACGCGGAGCCGTTCTCAGGAAGTGCCATCGGGGCTCACCTCCTGGTGCTCGTCGTCGTGCGGGCGGGTCGCGGCCTCTCGGTAGGCGGCGGCGAGGGCGTCGAGGAAGTCGGCAAGTTGGGGGCCGATCTGCTCGGCGGCGTCGACGGTGAGGGTGCCGACGGTGGCGGAGCAGCCGGCGACGGTGACGGTGACCGGGAGGGCGAGGGTGTATCGCGGGGCGGGCGTGCTGGGCACGGGCGGGCCTCCTTACGCGGCGAGGGTGAGCAGGTGGCGCCACTCGTGCGCGGTGGAGTGCACGGCGTACCTGAGCGCGTCGACGCTGTGGTCGTCGACCTTCATGGGGGCGTCCTCGCCGCGCGCGGTCGCTTTCGGGTCCCAGGAGTAGCCGGGGAGTTCGGAGAGCAGGCCGGCGCATGACGAGTGGATGAGCAGGCGGTCGGCGGCGAGCAGGCTGGACACGGACCGGATGCCGTCGCCGACGGTGTTGGTGGCCTTGGCGGGGCTGCTGTGTCCGTCGGCCCACATCTGCGTGTGGAAGCTGGCGGCGGACGGGTCGATGAACGTCCACTCGGGCACGACGCCCCGCGGCGCGGTGTCGGGTGCGCCCGGCGGCCGGTAGGTGGCGAGCCACGTGCGGACGGCGTCGCTGTACTGGGCGTCGGTGAGCTGTCGGCGGGTCGCGCGGGAGTCGTGCCGGTACTCGGAGCAGGCGTACAGGCGGCCGTCGACGCCGAGACCGAGCAGGACGGCCGAGAAAGCGTTGGTCGTGCCGTAGTCGATGCCGACCCAGTACCGGCGCATGTCCGGCAGGGTGTCGACGACGTGCCGGGCCTCGTCCCACATGTCGTAGACGGCGCCCTCGGCGACAACCCATGCCCCGTCGATCATGCGGCGGCGCCAGAGACCGACGTACTCGGCGGCGAGGTTGGCGACGTACGCGGGCGACAACGACGGGTTGTCGGCGAGCTTGAAGTGCCATGCCCTGAGGTCGAGTTCGCTGGCGCGGTCGAGATACCCGGTCTTGAGCCAGTGCCTCGGCGAGTCCGGGTTCGTGGTGGCGAACAGGCGCGCGCCGGGGGCGCTGAGGCGGGCGAGTAGCTGCGTCCAGAACCCTTCGGGTACGAGGGTCGCCTCGTCGACGTAGGCGAGCTGCGCGGTGAGTCCTCGGAGCCTGCCCTCGGACTTGGCGTCGTTGGCGCCGATCAGGTGGACGGTGCGGCCGAGGATGGTGGCGGTGGTCGAGCCACGGGTGTGCACGACGTGCCGGGCGAGGGGGCCGAACAGTAGCGGGTCCTGGAGGGGCTCCAGCACGTTGCGTTCGATGGTCTGGATCGTTTTCCCGGCGATCAGGATGAGACCGGACGGCCCGGCGCTGGCAACGGCGATGACGAACGCGAGCAACGACGCGATGGTCTTCCCGGACCGGACGGAACCGTGCCACAGGTTGATGCGCGCGGTGGCGCGGCCGATGCTGCGGAGCTGCTTGCGGGACAGGGGGAGGGGGACGTCGGGGAGCACTGCTCACCCCCTCGACGGGCTATCCGCCGTCCTCGCCCGGGTCGCCCGCGAACGCCCCTGTGAGGGCCTCACCGAGACTGCCGAGCATCGAGCGGACCTGTCCGGCGTCGGCGCCGCCCTCGGCGGGCTGTAGGCGCATCGACTGCTGAATCGCGGTCGCGGTGGCGCTCATGATCTGCCGCTGATCGGCGAACCGGGGGCGCTGCAAGTAGGCGGTCTGCCACTCGCCCTCACGGCCGGCGAACTCGCCGATCTCGCACGGTTCCCAGAGCTGCGCCCGGAGCCGCTCGGCGTCCTGGTGGAGCTGCTCGGCGAGGGCCTGGCGGCGGGCGGCGAGGTCGATGCGGCGGGCCTCGGTAGCGGCGACGACCTCGGGGCCGCGCTCGAACGTGAGCCCCTGCTCGGCGGCAAGCTTGGACACGGTCGAGGGGCTGCGCTTGATGCGGCGGGCGATGTCGTTGCGGGACAGGCCCTCGGCGTGGAGGGCCTTGACCTGTTCCCGGTCGTTGTCGGTGATGGGTCGGGCGGCCACGGCTCACCTCCTCGCCGAGGGCGGACATGGCGACGGCCCGGCTCCCTGGTGTGGGGCCGGGCCGTCGAGGGCGGGGTTAGGCGGTCTTGCAGAACGTCGCGCCGAGGGTGGCGTTGATGGCCTTGGCCTCGACGGCGGTTACCTCGTGGCTGCTGGTGCTGAACCGCTGCTGCGCGAGGGAGTCGACGTTGTCCCCGCCGCCGTTGATCGCCGAGCACTGGTTGCGCGCGCGGTCGATGGCCTTGTCGGGGTCCTCGACGAGCGCGGGGTTGATGGTGCGCAGTGCGCCGAGGAGGGCCTCGCGCTCGGCTCCCTGGGGCTCCGGCGGGATGCCGGCCGGGCGGGTGTCGACGGACGCGGTGGCGGTCGCGGTGGCGCTGGGCTTGGTGTCGGCCGGGGCGTCCGTACTGCTGCACGCGGTGAGGGCGAGCAGGGCGGCGGCGGTCGCGGCGACGGTGGCGGCGGTGCGGTTCACGGGTTGATCCCCCTGGACGTACGGACGGGTCACGGTGTGTGACTCGCGGGACGTCCGAACGGTTGCACGCGGAACGCCCCGCCACTGGGGGGTGAGTGGCGGGGCGTTCGGGGGGTGGTGTGGGGGCGTCCGATTCCGGGCACGCCGGGGACGCCCCCGATTAGATCACGGAACGGTAACGGCGTCCAGCGCGCGCGACCGGGGCCGCGACCGGTCGGTCAGTCGCGGCCGTCGAGGATCCGCTCGATCTCGTCGTTGATCTCGTCGAGGAGGGCCTCGGTGGTCTCGTCGTCGATGGGCCCGCCGTTGTCGCCGAGCTGCTCGGCGGTGAGCAGCACGCGGCCGGCTCCGGCGTGGATGTCGGCTCCGACGGCGAGGTCGTTGTCGTCGTCGAGGTAGAGGACGGCGCGGTGTGCGGCGGGGTCGGCGGTGAGGGTCTGGAGGTGGGCGAGGGTGGCGACGGGGTACGTCATGACGCGGTCCTGTCCGTAGTGCGCGGTGTCGTGCCGGGCGTAGTGCGGGGTGTAGTGCGGGGCGGCGTAGTGCGCACTACCCGCAGGTCAGGGGCCTGTCGGGTGTAGTGCCGGGGTGTCGTCCAGCGCATCCGGGGCGGCGCGGTGCCCTCCGGGTAGATGCCGTTCGCCCATAGGTCGCGGTACCCGAATGCGAGGAACGCGACGGCGAGGCGGACGGCGGCGGACCGGTCGATGCCGGTGCTCGTGATGGTGTCGAGGTCGGCGTCGAGGGTGGGGTCGAGACGCACGGTGAGGTTGGGGGAACGGGGCCGACTACGCTTGCGGTTAGCCATGACGGGGGTTGCTCCTGTCGCGGTCAGGGCCCGGCCTGCGGTTGCGTCGCAGGTGCGGGCCCGCTTTGTGTTGGGGCTACTCGGCGCCTTCGGCCTTCCGGAGTTTGCGCAGCACCGCGTAGACGTGGGAGGGGGTGACGTCGAGCAGGGCCGCGATGTCCGGGACCGGGATGTTGGCGGCGGCGGCGCGCTGGATCAACAACGGGGTCTTCTCGACGGCCTGCTCGCCCTTCTTCCGGGCCGCGGCGGTGCCGAGGAGGGCCTGTACGGCGGGCCGCTGCTCGGGCTGGAAGTTGTGGGCGATGGACTCCTCGTGCTCGTCGGTCCTGCTGTTCGCCTCGGCGCGACGAACGCGTCGGATGATCTCAACCGAGGAAATCGGGCGCTGCCTGGTGTTCACGACGGCCTGCGCGAGGGCGTGCACGAGTCCGGTGATGTCGGGGTGCTCGTCGAGCAGGGCGTCGAGTTGGTCGCGCAGGTCGGTGCCGTGCTGGTCGTCGGACTTCATGGCGGCTGCTCCTCTGGGGAAGGGCCCGCCCCGGAGTGGGGCGGGCCCGCGGGGTCAGGCGAACAGGGAGCCCTGTTCGCGGTCGGGTCGGGCGGGGAACATGGCGTCGGGGTGCTCGCCGATCCACTGGCCTCGCCACGTGCCGGCGTCCGCTTCGGCCTCGGTGACCAGCTCGGCGGCGCGGCGGGCCTCGACGTCCTCGACGGTCTCGGGCTCGAACGCGGCGGGCGAGCCGGCGAGGGCGTCGCGGAGCCGCTTGGCGGCGCGGGCGCGGAAGGCGGCGTGCTGGGCGTTCTCGGACTCGACGGCCGGGGTGGGCTCGGGCGTCGGGGCCTGCTCCTGGGCGCGCTGCTCCTCGACCTGCGCGGGGGTCAGCTCCGACATGAGCAGGCGGCGGCGGGAGAAACCGCGGTGCTTGCGGATGACGGCGCGGACCTCGGGCAGGGCCTCGGCGCGCGGGGTCATGTCCTGGTAGGTCTCGCCGTAGACGCGGGCGACTTCCTCGCCGCTGGCGGGGTCGGTGATGGTCCACCAGTTGGACGGCTCGTCGCGGATGGCGGCGGGCGCCTGGACGCGGGCGTTGACGCGGGCCGCGTAGGCCGCGAACAACTCCGACTCGACCGCGTGGTTGATGCCGTAGGAGAGGCCCCCGTTCGCGCGCTTCTGTTCGGCGCGGAACTGCGTGACGCCGGCGGCGGTCTCCAGGGTTTCGATGCGCTGGTTGTGGATCTCCCGCGCGGGCTTCCCGGCGCGGGTGATGCAGGGGGCGCCTACGCCGACGCGGCACGCCGGGCAGGCGACGGTGTCGGCGAGGTTCCCGCGGTGGGGGCGCTCGGCGGCCTGGGGCGCGGGCTCGGGGGTGTGGCCGGCGCGCTGGATCCACAGGCGGGAGGCGCGGACCTCGGAGGGGGTGTGCAGCTTGCGGTTTTCGAGGATGGCCTCGGCGAACGCGCTGATCAGGTGGAGTACGCGGGTGCCGTGCGCGGGGATGACGAGCGTGCGGCCCCGGCCGCGGCGGGCGTTGTCGAGGGCGATGCGCAGGTCGGCGGCGGCGGGATGCTTGGCGGCGGGGCCGGTGGTGAGGTCGGCGCGGCTGAGGTGGTCGGCGAGGGCGCCGGGGATCGTGACGTCCATGGGGGTGCTCCCTGGTCGTTGGTGGGGCCGGGTTGCGTCCGGCCGGGGGTGTCGGGTTGCGTCCGACGAGAACGACTGTAGCCGCTACTGTGACGACTACACAAGTGGTCACAGTAGCGGCTACACAAGGAACTGTGTTCGAGCGGCGCCGAGTTGAGCTAGGCGTCGCGGCGGCGGTCGTCGAGGCCGGCCCACAGTGCGGCGAGGTCCGCTCCCCGCCACGTGCGCCGGCCCCGGTCGAGGTCGGCGGGGGCCGGGCACTGCTCCCCGGTCTGGCACGTCGCGGACGGCTCCCCGCCGGGCACTGTGCGGGCGAGCAGCTCGCCCCCGCACCACGGGCACGGGCCGGGGAGCGTGGTCGTCCGGCCGTCGCGGCCGAGGGCGGCCTCGACGCGGCGGCGGGCGCGGCGGGCGACCGTGGCGAGGTCGGCGAGGACGTCGTTGCCGAGGGGGTAGAACATGCCGTCACCCTGGTCCTCGTCGAGGGCGCGTCCCTCCAGCCATACGGCGGCCCAGTGCAGCCCGTGCGCCCGGGATCCGGCGGCGGTCGTCCGGCCGGACGGACCGACGGTGGCCGGGGTCCAGCGGCGGGGGTCGGCACGGTCGTCCTCGTCGACGACGACGCGGGCGGTGCCGGTGGTGCCCGTGCCGCCGTTGCGCAGGTGGGTGCGTACGGGCCGCTGGTAGCGGGTGGCGATGCTGTCGCACGCGGTGAAGAGCGCGGCCTCGACGGCGAGGGCGGCGTCGAGCGCGTCGAGGTTGGCTGGCGCGGGGTGCTGGCGGAGCGTGAGCGGGGTGCGGCCGGGGTGCTGCTCGTCGTCCTGGTGGGCGTCGCCGAGCTGGTCGAGGAACCCGCGGGTCTCACGGGGCGGCCACGTGTCGGCGGGGCGCTGCTCAATGGCGACGAGCAGGTCGCCCCACTGCTCGCGGACGGCCCGCAGGTCCGCGGCGGTGGTGAGGGCGTGCTCGGGGAGCGCGGTCGGGGTGGTGGTCATGACGGATCCTTCCGGGCCTGCTCGATCGCGGCGTACAGGCGGTCGGCGATGTCGGCGGGGTGCGTGGTGCCGAGCTGGTTGGCGGCGCGGCCGACGGCGACGAGCAGCTCGTCGAGGCGGGCGCGGGCGTTGGCGTAGAGGCGTGAGGCGTGCTGCTCGCGGGGGCACCCGCAGGTGACGCACTCGACGGCGAGGCGGCGGCGGGCGTCGTCGAGGCGCTGCTCGTTCTTCCGAGCGTGCTTGGCCGTACGGGCGAGCGACACCGTGAGGGCTCTGGCGTGCTTCCGGGTCTGGGTGAGCTGCTGGCGGACGTCGAGCAGCTCGCCGGCCTTCTGAGAGAGCGCGGCGGCGGCCTGCTCGGCGCGGGCCTCGGCGGCGCGTTCGGCGGCGGTGCGGCGGTCGCGGGCTTCCCGGCCGGCCTGCTCGGCGGTGTAGCCGTACCGCATCCCGAGGTGGGCCCACAGGTCGGCCCACGTGCGGGCGGCACGGACGCGGTCGAGGAGGGCCTCGGCACGGTCGGCGCGCTGCTGCTCGACGGCGAGGGCGACGGCGTGCTCACGGTCGCGCTCGGCGAGGACGGCGGCCTGACTGTCCGCGGCGGCGGCGAACGCGGCGGCGGCGCGGGCCGCTTCGGGGGTGAGCCCCTTGTGCTCGCCGAGGATCGCGAGGACGTCGCTGTACGTCTCGGCGCGGTGCAGCCGGTCGAGGAACGCCTCGGCGCGGTCGCGCTCGGCCGTGATCCGCTGCGCCCCGTCGGCGCGGCCGGCGTCGACGGCGTGCAACAGGTCGATGCGGTGCCGGGCCTCGGCGAGCTGCTCCTCGACGCGGGCGCGGTCCTCCTCGGCCTCGACGATCGCGGCGTCGGCGGCGGCGAGGCGGTCGCGCATCCGCTGCAAGGTGCGGTCCTGCCCGCGGGCGGTGGAGCGGAGTTGGTCCGCCGTGGCGGCCTCGGCGAGGGCGTACTCGCGGAGTGCGTCCGCTTCGGCGGGGGACAGTCGGTCGGCGCGGTCGAGGAGGATCTCGAACTTGATGCGGCGGGCGAGGCGGGTCTCGGCGTGCCGCTTGCGGGCGGCCATGGTGCGGCGGGTCATCGGCGCGGGTCCTTGGGGCGGCTGGGGTAGTGGGTGTGGTGGGCGCGTCCGTGCTCGCCGCGCAGTGCCCACGTGATCAGGTAGGTTCCGGCGGCGAGCAGGGCGGCGGCGATGGCGAGGGATGCCGCGTGGGCGAGCCTCACGGGGTGCGCTGCTCGGCGAGGGCCTGGTCGTGGTCGAGGCCGGCGGCGTACGCGGCGACGATCTTCCGGGCACCGTCGTACCCGGTGAGCAGGCCCCGGGACGAACGGGTGACTCCCCACTCGGTGCGCCGGGCGCGGTAGTGGGCTTCGATCAGGGCCTCGACCTGCCGGGCGTGGGCGGCGAGGACGATGCGGGCGGCGGCGAGGGCCTGCTCGGGAGTCCGGGACAGGGAGGTGTCGAGCAGGACGTCGCGGAGCGTGGCGAGGGCCTGGTCGTGCTCGCCGTCGTTGAACGCGAGGGCGTCGCGAACGGCGGTGGCGTCGAGGTCGCCCTCGAACGCGGGGGCGGTCGAGGTGGGCGCGGGGGTGCTCATGGGGTGGCTCCGTCTCGGCTTATCAGGCGGGTGTCGGTGTTGACCGGGGCCCGGAAGTGCACGCGCGCGCGTGGGCGGCGCGGCGACCGGTCGGCGGCGCGGGTCAGTAGGCGGGGCCGTTGGTGTTCCACTGGTCGTACTGGGGCTGCTGCTGGCCGTTCTGGCGGCCGGTGGTCTTGGTGACCTGCGCGGTGGCGTTGCGGAGCGAGGGGGCGACTTCCTCGGCCTCGACCTCGACGACGGTGCGCTTGACGCCCTGGTTGTCCTCGTAGGTGCGCTGGCGGAGGGTGCCGACGACGACGACGCGCGTGCCGCGCTGGATGCTCGCGGCGACGTTCTCGCCGAGGGAGCGCCACGCGGACACGGTCATGAACAGGCTCTCGCCGTCCTGCCACTGGCCGGACTGCTTGTCGTAGGTGCGGGGGGTCGAGGCGATGCGGAACTTGGCGACGGCGTGCCCGCTGGGGGTGTGCCTGAGTTCGGGGTCCTCGACGAGGTTCCCGGTGATGGTGAGGGTGGTCTCTCCGGCCATTAGGCGGCGGTCCTTTCGGTGTTGGGGCGGCGGCAGGCGCGGCAGGCGCGGGCGCCGTTGGGGCGTACGTAGGTGTTGGCGGCGTCGAAGGGGTGTCCGCGGTGGCACGCCTTCTTCCGGGCGTTGAGCGCGGTGGGGCCGTTGCTGCGGAGGGTGTTGGTGCGGTGGTCGGTGAGTTCGAGGTGTTCGGGGTTGACGCAGTTACGGCGGCGGCACCGGTGGTCGACCTCGGCGCCGGCGGGGATGGGGCCGCGGGCCTGCTCGTAGGCGTACTGGTGGGCGCGGATGGTGCGGCCGTCGGCCTTGAAAGCTCCGTAGAACTCGCCGTGTTCGCCGGCGTCGTGGGGGCGCTTGCTGCGGGCTCCGCCGGTCCACAGGTGGCAGGGGCCGGGGGCGCCGCGGTGGAAGCTGAGGGGGCCGGCCGGATCGACCTTGGCGGCGAAGCGCTGGGCGGTGTTCACGGGGTCGGTCCTCCTGCTCTACGTGCTGAGCGTGCGCTCACGGTTCAAGCGTGAGTGGTTTCAATCACTCACGAGTGGAACGTATCACGGAGGGGGCGGCGTGGATGTCCTCCAGAACCGCCCCCCGCGGCTCTAGTTGTCCGTCTCCGGGGTGATCGCGGGCGGGATCACCCGCAGGTCCCATCCGGCCCGTTCAAGAGCCCTGGCGGCCCGTGCGGCGGTCGCCCCGGGTCGGTGCAGCAACTCGCGCACGGTCGCGTCCTCGATGGCGGCCCGGATGACGGCAACGGCGGCGGCCGGGATCGGTGCGGGCGCGGTCATGCCGCGGCCCCCTGGTGGTGGGCGGCGAGGGCGGCCTCGACGCGGGAGGGGTGCGGGGCGCGTTCGGTTCGCCGGCGGTCACCCCGCTTGCACGGCGTGCGGACGTCGGCGCGGCAGTGCTCGTACGGGCACGGGACGCCGAGGGGGTCGGGCCGGTTCTCCTCGGCGAGGGCGCGGCGGCGCGGCCGGTGGTCGGCGAGGGCCTCCTCGATGTCCGGGGGCACGTAGGCGCCGAGGGCGGCGAGGCGTTCGGCGGCGAACTGGTCGCGCTCCTCGCGGGTGGCGCCGGCCGGGAGGGCGAGCACCGGCCGGTCATCGGAGAACCCGAGGGCGCCCCGCATGGACGGGCCCGCGACCCGGCCGTCGGCGACGGCGGCGAGCAGGGCCCGGCGGCGGGCGATGGACTCGGCGCCGGTCTCGCCCGGGACCCCGTCGTAGACGATCGTCGCGGCGTTGACCCGCTCGGCGCGGATCCGGGCGCGCTGCTGGCGGACGTGCGCGGGGGTCAGCCATCGGTCGGTCTCGCCGTAGTGGCGGGCGACGGCGGCGCGGGCGTCGTCGTCGAGGGGCATCGAGTGCAGGGCGGCGGCCCATGCGCGGGCGTCGGCCTCGCCGACGGTGCGGCGGTCGAACGCGGCGGCGAGGGTGAGCAGCTCGGCGGCGTCGGCGGGGGTCACTGGGCGGCCTCCTGGGCGCGGAGTCGGGCGGCGAGGTCGAGACCCTCGGCGACCCGCTGATCGGTCGTCGAGGGGCGGGCGGAGCCGATGGGGACGACGTTCCCGCCGGCGGCCGGGCGGCTGGCCTGGAGCCGGAGGGTGTCGTACTTGTCGCGGAGCTTCGGCATCGACATGACGTTCGAGCGCCAGAAGTCGGAGTCCTGGCACCAGTCGATAGCGCGGTGCACGGCCTCTTCGGTGCGGCCGTCCTTGTCGAGCATGAGCCGGGCCGCGTCCCGCCACCCCTTCGTGATGCTGGGGCGCTTGCTGCCGTTCTGCACGATTCGGTCGGCGAGGTGCTCACACAGCCGCTCGACGTCTTCGCGGACCGGCGCCGGGTCGGGGTCTCGCGGAGCGAGGGCCGACGGCTCCCTGTTCCCTGTTCCTTGTTCCCTTCCCTGTTCCCTGTTCCTTTCCTGGGGTGAGTCCTCACTGAGGTGTGCGTGAGCCTGCTCGGATTCCTCATCACCGCTGGTCAGGGGCGGTTCCGGGGCGGATTCTCCCTGGTCGGGAGCCGGGAGGCGGGAGGCGGACGGGCGGTTGATCCGCTGGTGCTCCTTCCACCCGGACACGGCCAAGTAGCGCTTGCCGGTGACGACGTAACGAACGATCAGTGAGGACTCACTGAGTGCGGCGAGGTCCGTCTCGACGTCCGCGGCCGTCCGGTCGTCGAGCGGCCACAACGCGGCCTTGATGAGCCGGGCGTCGTCGACGGCGCGGCCCTGGTCGTCGCAGTGCGTCCACAGACCGATGAACGTCAAGCGCTGCTCGATGGTGAGGTCGGCGATCGTCAGGGAGGTGAAAAAGTCGGGCTTGATCGTGCGGATACGGGCCATGGCGAGGGTCCTGTCGAGGTGGTGCGCCCGGGGCGAGGGGAACGGGTCCGGCCTCGCCCCGGGGCGAATCGGGGGGCTACTGCGGGCGGGTGCGCGGCAGGGGGCGGTGGGTGTCGCACCGCCACCCGCACGGGTACAGGCGGGCCGGTGCGCCGCACTTCGGCGTCTCGCACTCGGGCGCCGGCCGGTCGCGGGCGGGGCGGGTCACGCGGCGACCGCCATGCGCTCGGCGAGGATCTGTTCGGCGGCCTGCTCGGCGAGGAACCGCGTGTACGCGGGCGGGATCGCCTCGGTGAGTTCGTGGCGCACGTCCGTCCACGTGATGCCCATGGCGGCCTGCATCTCCGGCACGGTGGCTTTCCCGCCGCCGCGCCCGTACGCGGCGACGTACGGGCCGTCGTAGTGCTTGCCGTGGCGGTGACCCCGGACGCGGCCCCGGTGCCGGGTGTGCGGGAGCGCGAGGGGGAACCATCCGTGCGCCTCGAACTTCCGGTGCCGCAGGATCGGCAGACCGAACATCGTCCCGCACAGGGTGACGTCGGGCCGCGCGTCGGGGTTCTCGATCACGTACGGCCGGCCGGCGGCGAGCATCGCCTCGCGCCCGGGGCCGATCAGGTCCGGGTACGTCTTGCGCAGGTGCCGATTCGTGCCCTTGGTGATCGCGGCGCCGTACTGGCACGGCCACGACGCGTGCACCATGTCGTACCCGTGGCCGTGGGCCCGGATGTACTCGACGGCGTCGCCCCGGATGAACGGGAAGGGGTAGTTGGGCTGGTCGTCGATGTCGACGCCGACCACGTCCCATCCGGCGAGGTACCAACCCATCGCGGCGCCGCCGGCGCAGCAACAGGCGTCGAGGACGGTAAGGCCGTTCCACGGGCGGGCCGGGAGCGGCCACCCGCTACGGCTTACGGCCTGCGAGGCGTCGAGCTGACCGGGGACCGGCGACGGCGGCGCGGTGTCGAGCAGGCGGCGGGCGCGGTCGAGGCGCGCGGTGCCGGTCATGCGGCGGCCTCGACGGCGAGGCGGTCGCGCTGCGCCTTGACGGTGGCCTTGTGGAAATGGAAACGGGCGCTGGGGGTTTTGCCGCCGCGGATGCCGAACCGGCTCGTCTTCCCGCGTCCGCCTTCCTCGGTCATGGCCTCGGCGAGGCACTCCTCGCGGACCGGGCACGGGCGGCAGATCGCGAGGGCCTCGCGGCGGTCGGCGGCGTTGGTCGCGGCAGGGAAGAACACATCGACGTCAACGTCGGCGCACGCGGCTCCCCGGTGCCAACTGGGGCTGAGGATGTGGGAGTTCATGGGTGGTGCTCCTGGTCGAGGGGGCCCGCCCCGTTCGGGGGTCGGGGCGGGCCGGAGTGTGGGCGGTCAAATGCCGCGGGCGGCGAGGGCGCGGTCGAGGGTCGGGGCGCCGGTCCAGCGGGCCCGGGTTGTGTGCGGCGGGAACCCGTCGAGGAGCAGGCCGGCGGCCTCGGCGATAGCGGCCGGGTCGGCGAGGTGGTCGACGAACATGGGGCCGCCGCAGTGCGGCGCGCTGTGCCGCCACCCGGTCCCGGAGTGCCAGCGGAGCGACGTGCGCACGGTCGGCCACTCGATCAGGACGACGAACTGTCCGTCGTCGGTCTCGGTCGCGCTGAGCGTCTCGGGGGCGAGGTCGGCCTCGGTCAGGGCCGCATGGACGGCGTCTGCGTACGGGAGGTGCGGCATCATTCCGCGGCCCCCTCGTGGGCGAGGGCGGGCAGCACGTCCGGGGCGAGGGCGCCCCGCCGCCACGCGCGGGCGACCAACTCGCGGCCGGTGAGGGCCTGCGCCTTCGACGTCCGGGTGTAGGTCATCTGGTGCGAGGCGGCGCGGGACGGGCGGATTTCGACGCCGGGCACGTCGTGTACCTCGCCGGTCTGCTCGTCGACGTACCGGGCCGTCCCCGCGGCGGTCGCCTCGGCGAGCACCTTGGCGGCGAACCCCGGGCGTACGCGGGTCTCCAGCCGCATCGGGATCATCTCGATCTCGAACTCGCTCGGGAACGTGTCGCGGACCCATGCGGCAAACGTGTCGTCGTCGGTGACCGTGGCGGCCCGCTCGCCGCCCCGCCGGGAGATCGACCCGACCTTGGTTCCGTCCGGGAGCAACGCATCGGTCTTCGACGTGCCGGTCGCCTTGTACTGCTGCTCCAAGAGCGCTTCGGCCTCGGCACGGGCGGCCTTGTGGGCCTGCTTGACCTCGTCGAGCAGGGCGCCGAGGACGGCAAGGCGCATGATGGCGTCTCGCGTCTCGGTGCCCGCGCTGACGTCGGGCACGGGGGCCGGCTCGATGTCGAGGGGCGCCTCGCCGCCCGCGGCCTGCTCCTCGGCGATCAGCCGGTTGACGCCCATGCGCTCGATGAGCGTGTCGTAGTGGTGCTGCTCGACCTCGGAGAGCGGGGGCTCGGTCTGCATGGTCACTGGGCGGCCCTCTCGATCATCGAGCGGTAGGCGTTCAGGGTGGCGACGTCGGCCTCGGCGATCGGCCGGCCGTAGGCACGCTGGAAGTCGTCGTCAAGGGACTGGTAGCCGGCGCGGGACGCGGCGAGCCTGAGGGCCTCCTCGGCGGCGGCCGTCGTGTTCGCGGCGGGCGGCGCGGTGCGGACGGCCGGGGCCGAGGTGGCTGGCGTCTGCTGCTGCGGCCCGGCGGCGGGCTGCTTCGGCGCGGTGCTCGCGGCGCGCTTCTGGGCGGCGATGGCGTCGAGTTGGGTGATGTACTCCGGCGGCGCCCCGGCCTCCTCGGCGGCCTTCCGGATCGCGGCGAACTGCTCCTCACTCGTCGCCTGCCGGGCCTCGCCGGCGTAGTCCCGGCGCTGGCGCTGCTGCCCCTGCCCCTGTTCCTGCTGCGGGCGCCGCTGCTGGCTGCGCTGCCCCCGCTGCTGCTGCGGGCGGCGTTGCTGCTGCTGCGGCGGCTGCTGGCGCTGCTGCGGGGTGTTGCTCATGACCGGGTGGTCGCGGTCGCCGTCGTCGATGCTTCGGGCGTCCACGGGGATCATGAACACCTGAAAGAGCATGTACTTGAGCGCGGCCGACATCGCCTTGTTGGTGCTCTTGTCGGCCGTGTCCATGGCCTCGCCCGGGATGGTGACGGCGAGGCAGTCACCGGCCGGGCCGTAGATGCGGTACAGCATCCGGAGCACGGTGTGCGTGCCCTTCTCGCCGCGCGGGCGCTGCTTGTGCTCGACGACCTCGGGGGCGATGAAGCACCCGTGATTCCGCATGGGGCCGGCCATGGCGGACATCGCGTCGTCGACGCCCCGGAAGTTGTAGTTCTGCTGCTGGTTCTGCTTGTCCTTGCTCACGGGCATGACGTCCCGCATGACGCCGTGGATGACGGCGAACACGCGGGGGAGGTCGGCGCTCGTCCCGGCCGGGGCCGGGGTGTACGCGGTGGTCACGCGGTGGTCGACGGCGGGCTCGACGACCGGCGGCGCGGTGTGGGCGGTGGGCAGGGTGGTGACGGTCACGAGCGGTTCTCCTGTGCGGGGGTGCGGTGGCGGATGGCGGCGGCCTGCTTCGTGAGCGACGTGGCGAGGGCGATGGCGTCGTCGGCGTCGAGCAGGTCGTCGAGGCGCTCGGCGGCCTCCAACCGGTCGAGCAGGGCGTCGCGGGACCCGTCCGCCTCGGCGGCCCGCACGGCGCGCTCCCAGTCCGCGGCGTCGTCGCTCACGACCACGTGGTCGAGGGACACGACGTTGGCGGCGTGCACGGTGAGCAGGCGGCCGAACAGGTCGGGGTCCTCGGCGTATGCGAGGGCAAGCTCGTCGAGCAGTGGCGAGGCGGCGAGGGTGACCGGGAGGCGGACGGCGGTTCCGTCGGCGGTGAGGGTCGGGCGGATCACTGGCTTCCCTCCGGGTCGAGGCCGAGGGCGGCCGGCGCGGTCGGCGTCTGGTCGATCAGGCGGCCGGTGTCGGCGCGGTAGATGTACGGGCGCGTCCAGTCGGCGCCCGGGAACGCGTCGACGAGCAGGCGGCGGGCGGCGCGGTGCGCCTCGGCGTCGGCCTCGATCGGCTGGCCGGTGAGCGTCGCGAGGGACACGAGCGTGCGGCGGGTGGGGACGCCGGCCGGGTCGGTGTAGACGGGGGTCAGGTAGACGCGGACGGCGCCGGGGGCGATCCGGTGCAGCTCGGCGGCGAGGTGGTTGCGGAACTCGACGTGCTTGCGGCCGGCCTGTCCGCCACGGAGCGCGGCGGCGGTGTGGAGCTGGGTACGCTGGGGGTTCATGAGTCGGTCTCCTTCGGGGGATCGGCCGGGCCGCCCGGGTGCCACCGGGCGGCCCTTTTCCGTTTCAGGCGGCGAGCGGCCGGGGGGTGGGCTGCTCGCGCTGGGCGCGTTCGAGGCGGCGCAAGATCAGCTCGACCTCGGGGTCGAGGCGTCCGGCGGCGCGGTCGCGGTCGCGGCGTGCGCGGGCGGCATCGAGGACGCGGCGCAGGTTCCGTATGGCCTGCTCGCGCGGGACGACGGGGGCCGTCATGCGGCGGCCTTGCGGCGCAAGAGCTGCGAGGCGGTGACCCCGTAGTGCTCCTGGACGGCGGCGATCAGGCCGGCGCTCGGCGCGGTTCGGCCGTTCCACAGGCGCCACGCGGTGTTCGGGGCAACCTTCAGGCGTCGTGCCGTGTCAGGTGGGGTGCGGTCGCCCTTCTTCTGGGCGGCGGTGACGAACTCGGTGCGGTCGTACATGGGCACAACGTTCCTTCCGTGGATGGTTCGTTTCATCCACGAGTGGAACGTTAGCACGTACTTCACTCGCACGTGAATGATTCACGCGCGGAACGTGACGGACCCGCAGCCGTATGTGTGGATCCGCGTTGACAGGTTCCGGATGGCGGTAAAGAATCGATCGCACGTTCGAGGGTCTGGGCGCCTTAGGGCGCCTATGTGCCTAGATGGGGGGGATACACGGTGCAAAATTTGGTCATGGACGCGGCACCCCGTGCCGCATTTGACTCACGCGCGGTATCTTCCACTCATGGACGATTCGAACCGAGCCCCCTTCTCGGTCTGGTACAGAGACCGACTGAAGCGCGCCGGATACGACCTTGACCGTCGGGGCGAGCAGGCCCGCGTAGTCCGCGACAGCGGCATCCATCAAGCAACCGTTGCCCGCCTACTCAAAGGCGACAACGTCCCCGATATCCCCGTACTGCGGCAGATCTCCGAGCATCTCGGGCACCCCCTCCCCGAGGTTCTCGTCGCCGCCGGCCTGCTCACCACCGACGACATCGACCGCGTCCGCAACCCCCGCCCCATCACACCCATGACCACCGACGACGCACTCGACGAACTCGGCATCACAGACCCCGCCGACCGTTCCGTCGTCTCCGCCGTCATCAACACCGTGAGACAGAACCGCGCCAACGACGGCGCAGACGGCGCCGAGAGGGCCGCCGAATAGCAAGGAGCCGCCACGTCATGATCAAACTCCGCCGCGTCGTACCCCCGGCAACGGTCCTCCTGTTCACGGTCGCCCTCGCCGTCGGCGCGACCGGATGGGCCACCGGCACCGACCCCCTCACGGACGCCGGCACGCTCGGGACCCTCGCGGCGGTTCCCCTCCTCTACTGGGTGATGATCACCCGCACCCACGAGGTCACCGACCAACAGCTCGAAAAGGCCCGGCAGCAGGGCTACGTCATGGCCATGGACCACGTCGGCCGAGGTCTCATCGACGCCCCCGTACCGCCGTCCCCGGGACTCTGCGGACACTGCGGGCGCCACGCCTCCCCGGCCGACGTGATCAGCCTCGACGAGCGCCGCCGGTCGGGCCACAACCCCAAGGAGAAACGGACTCAGACACAGTGACCAGCCTGTACGTACCCCAGACGTTCACGGGCGGCCCGCCGCCCGATGAACTCCCCTGGCTCGGCTACATCCGAGTCAGCACGTGGAAGGAAGAGAAGATCTCTCCTGAACTCCAGGAGAGTGCAATCCGCCAGTGGGCCGCCCGGACCGGCCGGCGCCTGCTCGACGAGATGATCGTCGACCTCGACATGACCGGCCGGAACTACAACCGCAAGGTGCAACAGGCCATCGAGGCCGTCGAGAGCCGCAAGGCACAAGGCATCGTCGTGTGGCGGTTCTCCCGCTTCGGACGGAACAGAACCGGCAACGCGGTCGCCCTCGCCCGCCTCGAACGCGTCGGAGGTGAACTCGAATCCGCCACGGAGCCCCTCGACGCCAAGACGGCCGTCGGTGAGCTACAGCGGGAAATGATCTTTGCTTTCGGCAACTTCGAGTCGAACCGCGCCGGCGAACAATGGAAGGAGACACACGAACACCGCCGACAGCTCAAACTGCCCCCGACGGGCGGCAAGCGCTTCGGCTACATCTGGCACCCCCGCCGCGTCCCCGACGCCACCGCGCCGGGCGGGTGGCGCCTCCAACACGAGCACTACGAGGTCCACCCCGAACACGGCAGCATCGCCGAAGAGATGTACGACCGGAAGCTCAACCTTGAAGGGTTCTCCGGCATCGCGCACTGGCTCAACGACGAACTCGGCGTGCTCACCAGGCACGGGAACCGATGGAACACGAACGGAGTTCGCCGCTACCTCGACAGCGGGTTCGCCGCCGGCCTGCTGCGCACGCATGACCCGAAGTGCGGGTGTGGATACGGCACCGTCCACTTTGAGAAGTGCAAGGAAAACCGGGTGCTCTACATCCCCGGGGCTCAGCCGGCGCTCATCACCGCGCCGGAATGGGAGGCGTACCTCGCACACCGCGAGGACATCAAGAGCCGTCCACCCCGGACCCGTAAGGCCACCTACACCCTGACCGGCATCAGCGGACACGGGCACTGCCGGGAAACCGCCGTGTTCCGCAGCGACCGTGTACGGGCCGGCGAGAACAAGGGGGCGCCTGTCAGGGGACACCACCTCGTGTGCAGCGCCAACAAGAACAAGGGCAAGAGCGCGTGCGAGCCCGGCCTCTACGTCCTACGGGCCGAGGCCGAGGAAGCGGTGTTGCAGTGGCTCGCCGACAAGGTGGCCGAGGACGTTGACGCCCTGGTGCCCGAGCCCCGCAAGGAGCGTATGCCCGAGGTCGACCCCCGGGCCCGCGCCATCCAGGACCGCGCCCGGATCGAGGCGGACATCGCCAAACTCGACGCGGCTATCGACCGGCTCGTCATGGACAACGCCATGGACCCCGCGAAGTTCCCTGAGGGGGCATTCGAGAGAGCGCGAAATCAGTTCGTCAAGAAGAAGGAGGAGGCACTCGACGACCTTAAGAAGATCGCCGAAGTCGAGGCGATTCCCACCCGGGAGAAGTTCCGCCCTCTCATCGCGGGACTGATCAAGGAGTGGCACACGTTCAGCAACGAGGAGCGCAACGCCATGCTCAGGCAGGTGATTTGGCGAGTCTCGATGACGACGGCTCCGGCGCCGAAGAAGATCGGGCGCAAGAGGCTCGTCGCCACGTTCGAGGTACACCCGAAGTGGGAACCCGACCCGTGGAAGTGCAAGAAGTGCGGGAAGCGCATTCCCGGCCCGGGGCCGCTGGTCTGCCCCAACGAAAAATGCCAGCGCGCTTGA